AGGCGATCTATATGTGTACGGGTTGACAAATTCACGCGCGCCGCACGGCTCCAGCCACACGCACCATCCCGACACGGGAGACGACAAATGGCACTACCAGGTCCACCACCCCAACCGAGCAAGCGACGTCGCAACATAGGGCCGCTCGACTCGGCGTGGGTCGAAGTCGAAGACGTGCCCTTCCGTGGCCCCGTACCGATCAAGCCTCCCCGAGGACTACACCGCAACGCCCGCCGTTGGCTCGCCGTCGTATCCGCCGTCCCGCATGCCGTCTTGTGGCGCGACGATGACTGGGCCTACATCGGCGAGACACTGATCATCAAAGACGCATTCGAAAACGGCGACCTCAAGCTCGCACAAGAGCTACGCTCCAGATACGCGAAGCTCGGGCTCACCTACGAGGACCGGCTCAAACTCCGCATCCGATACGTGGAACCTGGTCGCGAAGAATCGGCAACGGATCAGCCGCCAACTGTCTCTGAGATCGGCGCTCGTCGTCAACGCCTGCGCATCGCCGCGAGCGACTAATGTCCTGGCGAGGACCCAGCTACGACGGAGAGTTCCCGTCGCTCGGCTGGGAAATAGTGGACTGGATCGAGCACTACTTGTGCCACGGGCCCGGAGACGTCGCAGGGGAACCGATCGTGCTCGATGACGAATTCGTCGAGTTCTTCGTCAAGGCGTACCGCATCGATCCCGAAACAGGCAGACGCATCTACCGGCGCGCGTTCTTGTCCAGGCCCAAAGGCCGCGCGAAGTCCGAGCTCGCTGGAATGGCCAGCTGCGCCGAAGGGCGAGGTCCGGTCCGCTTCGCCGGATGGGACGCCAACGGTGAACCAGTCGGCAAGCCCGTCAAGTCACCGTTCATCCGTTGCATGGCCACAGAGGAAGGCCAGGCCGGGAACACCTACGACAACGTGACGATGATGCTCGACCACTTGAGCTCAAACTTCGGCGACGAATATCCCGGCATCGACCTGGGCAACTCCAGCCAATCATCAACCAGAATCTTCTTCGCCGACGGCGGGGAAATCAGACCATCGACCGCCTCCGACGCATCCAAAGACGGCGGAAAGGAATCGTTCGTCGTCTTCGACGAAACACACCTGCTCATCCTGCCCAGCCACAAGAGGATGCACGCCACGATCAGACGGAACCTGCGCAAACGCAAAGCCGCGGAACCGTGGGCACTCGAGACCAGCACCATGTACCAGGTCGGGCAGGACTCGGTCGCGGAGCAAACACACAAATACGCGAAAGCGATCGCTGAAGGCAAGGTCAAAGAAACCGGGCTGCTGTTCGACCACAAACAGGCAGACGACGTCGACCTCGCCGACAAGGACTCCATCCTCAAAGGCCTCGCCCACGTTTACGGTCCGTTCAGCGAGCACATGGACTTCGACGGGATCATCGCCGAGATCCTTGACCCGCAGTCCAGCCCGTCCGACTCGCGGCGATTCTGGTTCAACTGCCCCACCTCGGCCGAGGACGCCTGGCTGGCGGAACACGAACTCAGCGCAGTCTTCGACCCGGACTACCAGCCGACACCAGGGGACTCGATCGGGCTCGGCTTCGACGGCTCCCGATCCCGCGCCCGCGGAGTGACCGACGCAACTGCACTCATCGCCTACTCGATCACCGATCAGGTCCTGTTCCCGATCGGCATCTGGGAACAGCCCGAAGGGCCAGCTGGAGATAACTGGCAAGTACCCGAAGTCGAAGTCGACGCCGCCGTGCGCGACACCTTCAAGACATACAACGTCGCCGGATTCTTCGCCGACCCCGCCAGATGGGAAGGCTGGATCGCCAAATGGGAATCGGACTACGGCTCGAAACTGAAAGTTCGATCGACACGCAACCACCCGATCCAGTGGTGGATGACAGGCGGACGGTCCTCGTTCATCGTGCGCGCCACCGAACAGCTCCACAGCCTCATCGTTCAAGAAGACATCCGCATCACCAGCTACCCGATGCTGCGGCACTTCACGAACGCGCGACGCCGAGCCTCAAACTCCGGCGTCCAAATCGCTAAAGAATTTCCAGACTCACCAAACAAGATCGACGCCGCGGTCGCCAGCATCCTCGCCGTCGAGGCAGGAACCCAAGCGATCGCAGCCGGGGTCACCCGTCGCAAGAGAACCCGCAAACTGACCCGCTACTAGCCGAAGGACGGAGCCCGAATGGAGCACCTCCCTGGAACCGCACTGTGGTGGGTGGAACGGCTGACACGCAAACTGCAAGCCAAGAACACCGATCTGTCCAAGCTGCACAATTACGCGACCGGCGACCATCCGCTGCCTGAAGGCGACGACCGGGCGCGCGAACTGTTCCGAGCATTTCAGCGCAAGGCCAGAACCAACTACTGCGGACTCGTCGTCTCGTCAGTGAACGAGCGCCTGCACGTCGAAGGATTCCGCAGCGGTGGAGAAGGCGACGCGCAAACCGACGCCGAATCGTGGCGCGTCTGGCAGGAAAACCACCTCGACGCCGACAGTGAACTGGTCCACGATTGCGCGCTCACCTTGCGCGAGGCATACGTCCTCGTCGGCTTCGACGGGAACAAGGCGATCACCAGCATCGAATCACCATTCGACGTGGTCGTCGAGGAACACCCGCTGAACCGGCGCGAACTGCGGGCAGCCCTCAAAATGTGGACCGACGAACTCGCCGACCAGCGCCGCGCGATCCTGTTTCTACCAGGCAGCATCCACTACCTGACGTCGAGCACGGCACGCAACGACATGCCGAAGACGGAGTGGATCGAAACAGGGGAAGACTTCGCCACCCCCGGCACCGGACTTGCGAACCCGATCGGGCGCGTACCGATCGCCAGATTCGTGAACCGTCCGCAGATCACCGGCACCGGCCGCTCCGAATTCGAAGACGCCATCGACATTCAAGACCGCATCAACAACTGCGTGCTCGACCGGCTCGTCATCGCGAAACTGCAGACGTACCGTCAGCGCTGGGTCAAAGGGATGCCCAGCGAAGACGAGGACGGCAACCCGATCGATCTGCCATTCGTGCCAGGCGTCGACATGCTCTGGAGTGTTGACGCCGACCCCAACGACGTCGAATTCGGCGAGTTCAGCCAAGTCGACCTGCGACCCCTGCTCGAGGCAGCACGCGACGACATCACCGCGTTCGTCACCCTGACCGGGCTGCCCCCGCACTACGTCGCAGGCGACCTGGTCAACGCCAGCGCAGACGCGCTCGCAGCAGCAGAGGCACGGCTCGTCGCGAAGGTGAAATCGCGCATGCGTTCCTTCGAGGAATCGTGGGAACAAGTCCTCGAGCTCGCCGCGCTGTGGGAAGGCCGCGACCTACCGGCCGACACCGAGATCATCTGGGCCGACCCGGAACGCAAAACCGACGCCCAGCTCGCCGACGCCGCCGTCAAGAAACAGGCCGCGGGGGTCCCGTGGAAACAGCGCATGGAAGACCTGCACTACACCCCGCCGCAGATTCAGCGTATGGAAGTTGACCGCGCCACCGACAGCCTGCTGACACCGGCACCTCCAGCCCCGGCAGCGATCAATGCCCCGCCAGGCCAGTAGACAAGTCGCTGCCGCGCACACCGCGTACCGGGACCGCACCGAAGCGATCCGGCAACGCACCCACGGCATCGTCACCCAGCAGTGGCGCGGACTACCCGACTACCGTGACCGCAGCGCCGAAACATTCGCCGCCAGCGCGTCCCGTGTTGTGCGGGCAGCGCAACGGGCCACCGCCACCCTCACCGCAGCATTCAACGAACAGGCCGCCAGGCAGATCACCGGCACCGCGATCGCGAACCGACTCGACCTGGGCAGGCTCGACAAGCTGCGCGAAGGCGCGGACCCATTCGACGTATACATGCGACCCGCCAGACAAGTGTGGTGGGACCTTTCCAAAGGGGCACGATTCGATCAGGCCGTCGAATCCGGGCTGACCAGGGCGCTCACCCTGGCCGCCACCGACCTGCAGCTGGCGAAGACCGACGCCATCGCGCAAACATTCCAGCAAGACACCCGTGTCCTCGCCTACGAACGAGTAGCCGGCGACTCCGCCTGCGAACTGTGCGCATACGCATCCGGGCAGATTTCCAAAGCCGACGAGGTCATGCCGATCCATGACAACTGCGCCTGCACCGCGATCCCGATCTACGACGCAGCGCGGGCAGCCGACGCTCAAACCGTCGACCAGATACGCGCAGCCGCCTACGACGCCACCGACACGCAGCGCCTATTTCCCAACGTGGACCCGTCAACGCTGCCAGCGCATGTGCAAGCCCAGCGGGAACGCAACCAGAAAGTGACCGCGACCTGGAACGACCGATTCAGGTAACCCCAAAGCCGCCACCCGCAATGGGTGGAATGCACCACCCGACCCCGACATGGGAGACACGCATGCCCACCGACGAACAACTCACTGCACCGAACCCCGGCAACATTGCCCCACCACCGGCACCGGCACCTCCGGCATCGGACACGCCACCTGCAGACCAGGAACCAGCAACACCGGACCTGCAAAGCGAGCTGGACAGATGGAAGGCAGCGGCACGCAAGCACGAGGACCGCGCGAAAGCGAACTACCAAGCGGTCAAGGAACTCGAGGAACTCAAGAAGTCCCAGATGAGTGAAACCGAGCGCGCCGTCAAGGAAGCTGAGGAACGTGGACGGACCAGCGCCGTCTCCGAATTCGGGCAGAAGATCGCTGCCGCAGAGCTCAAGGCAGCGCTCGCAGGTCTGGTCGCCGACACGCAAGGGCTCATCGAAGATCTCAACCTCGCCAAGTTTGTCACCGACACCGGCGACGTTGACACCGCAGCCGTCACGGCGCTCAAGGAGAAGTACGCAGGGCTAGCACCAGCAGCCCCGGCGACACCTCCGAACTTGTATCAGGGCCGCCAAGGTCCACCAGCGCCAGGCCAGCTCGGCCAGGCCGAAGCCGACCATCTCGCCAGAACCGATCCCGACGCGCTCGTGCGGGCAAAGGCCGAAGGCCGACTAAACGAGCTACTCGGAATCAAATAACCCGGAAGGAGCGCCATCATGGCGATCTCAAACTTTCAGCCAACCATCTTCTCGGCCGAGGTCCTCTCCAGCCTCAAGAAGACCCTCGTCGCCGCAGGACCAGGAGTAGTCAACCGCGACTACGAAGGCGAAATCTCCCAGCGCGGAGACACCGTCAAGATCACGTCCATTTCGCGGCCAACGGTCGACGACTACGTCAAGAACTCGACCACGATCTCTTTCGAGACGCTGACCGACGCCAGCCGATCGCTGCTGATCAACCAGGCCAAGTATTTTGCGTTCGAGATTGACGACATCGACTACCGGCAGTCAGCCGATGGCGGACGTCTCATGAGCGAGGCAGCGCAAGAGGCCGCCTACGCCTTGGCCGACACGGCCGACCAGTACGTCGCCAGCCTGTACGTCGGCGTCGACAGCGGCAACGCGATCAGCACCACGTCGATCACGTCGGCATCGCTGGCAGTGACGAACTTGATCAACCTCAAAGTCAAGCTCGACAACGCGAAGGTCCCGACGCAGGGACGCTACGTCATCGTCCCGCCGTGGTACCACGGGCTGCTGCTCGGTTCGGACCTGTTCACCCGCGTCGATGCCAGCGGAAACGACCAGACGCTGCGTAACGGGCAGGTCGGCCGCGCGTTCGGCTTCGACGTTCTCGTGTCGAACAACTGCGTGAACGTGACCGGCGACGACTGGATTGTTCAGGCCGGGCACCCGAGCGCGATCACGTTCGCCGAGCAGATCGTCAAGACCGAAGCGGTGCGACCGGAGTCCAGCTTCTCCGACGCGCTCAAGGGTCTGCACCTGTACGGCGCGAAGCTCGTTCGTCCGACCGCGATCGCCACGCTCACCGCGTCGATCACATAGACCTGAATGCCCCCGCCGACACCCCAATCGGCGGGGGCATTCAGTCCCTCTTTCACCGTAAGAACAGGAGACGCTCGTGGCCCGTGACGCCATCACCATCACCGCACTTTCACTCAACACCGCGCTCGCCGACGTGGCAGGCGACACCATCGACGCAACCAACGATGCCAAGCTGACACCAGCCCAACCCCTCGGGCGCATTCTGCTGCGCATCTCGCACACCGATTCCGGCACGAACACGGTCACCGTCAAGGCCGGAGACATGCCGCCAGCGACCAGCGCCACCGACCTCACTGTCAGCTTCGGCGACGGCTCCAGCGTCCCGGTCGTCAAGTACCTGGTGCTCTCCTCCGACCGCTACCTGCAGTCAGACGGCACCGTAGAAATCGACTACTCATCCAGCTTCGCGGGAACCATCGCCGCGTTCGCGCTACCGCAAGGGGCATGACATGGCACGCACCGCCATCACCGTATCCGCGCTCAGCTACAACACGGCTCTCGCCCGGCCAGCCGGAACAAACGCCGACACCAGCAACGGGCACTCCGTCGCCGTCACCGCGGCCAGCACCCGCATCGTTCTGTACGTCAAGCACACCGCGTCCGGTTCAAAGAACCTCACCATCAAGGCAGGCGGAACCCCGCCAGCAGACGCGCAAGGACAAGGCGACCTCGTTGTTGCGTTCGGCGCAGGCAACGTCACCGCCGTCGAGAAATTCATTGTGGTGACCAGCGACCGCTTCATTCAAAGCAACGGCAAGATCTACATCGATCTTGAATCAGGCTTCACCGGAACCATCGCAGCGATCGCACTACCAAAGGAGTAGCAGTGCCCAAGTATCAAGGCAGAGGCGGAGCAGTCTTCGAGATCAACCCACCCGCCGAAGGGAACCCAGCCCGCAAGTATTTCACCGAGCAGCTCGCAGCCGGAGACCTTGTCCTGGTCGATGAACCAGCCAAGCCGAAGGCAGCAAAGCCCGCAGCAGACGACGCGAAGGAGTAGCCGTGGCCGCGCTTGCAACCGCGAACGACCTGCAGGCGCGGCTCACGCGCACCCTCACCGACGCCGATGCGGCACGGGTAGCGGCACTGCTCGATGACGCATCGGCGGCCGTACGCAAATACGTGCGCCAACGCATCGACCAGGTTGCAACAACTGACCGGCTCAAAGTGCGCAACGCGAACCACGAAATGTTCGTGACCCTGCCAGAACGGCCAGTGGTCGACATCTCGTCCGTCGCCGACATCAACGGCAACACCGTCGAATACGAATGGGACGGGGCAACCAGGCTGCGCCTGACCTGGCGAACCGGAGAAACATTCGCCAGCGACCTGTACTCCGAACTGCGCTACGTCGACGTCACCTACACGCACGGATACGGCGACGACAACGACCCGCACGGCAAACTGGAAGAAGTCGCCGGGATCGTCGCGAACATTGCAGCCCGTGCATTCGGGACACCAGCGGAAGAAACAGGCAAGACCGCTGAATCCATCGCCGGATACTCCTACCAGATCGGTG